GTCGAACGTGGACGTATAACCGTTCGGGTGAGGGCTTGTATGTGGTAGACCAGCCTGCGTTCGGGTTGCACACCGACGACTACTTCGAGGTAGCGGACGACGCCGGTTTGGACTTCGCTGCCGCCGAAGCTCTGACTGTGATGGTGTTGGGACGCTCATCGTCCATCGGTGCAGGCGACCAGATGCTTGTCGCAAAGAAAGACAACCTGACTACTTCGGCAGGCTATGCGTTGTACCGCTCCACCGCAGCCGGGAAAGTTCTCATTGCTGATGGTTCGGCAGACGATGACGATACAGCTTCGTCCATCGTGGCACGCACCTTGGCTACTGTTGCTGGTGTTCGCAACATCGGTGACGACGATATTGAGGCGTTCCTTGATGGTAGCGGGTCTGGTTCACCAACAACTGATAGCACAACGAGTACGTTGGCGAACGCTTTGCCTCTACGGGTAGGAGCAACATCTAATACGGCAGCGTCATTCTTCGACGGTGAAATCATGGCTGTCGCTTTGTGGCGTTCCGCTCTCACTGACGCACAGATAGTGGAAGCTGGCGAAGCACTGATGAGCGATGGCGTATTGTCGAACATGATGTTGATGGGAGTTGGTTGATATGCCAGCAACAGTTGGATACCCAGCAGAGAGCATCACAGCTTCTCACATGGAAGACGCTGAAGACTTGTGGGAAGACGTGACTATCGGGCGCGAGTTCCGTAAAGGACGCGAACGCATCTGGAAGCAGTCAGAACGCCAGTACCAGGGGAAGATGACAACACGCCCCAACGACGCCACCTCCGACCTCATCAATGTCAACATGTCATTCTCTACCGCCAACACCATCCTTCCCCACATCACCGGCAGTGAACCCGAATTCATAGTCGCTCCCTTCTCCGCCGACGCCACCCCCAAGAATGCTCGAATCCAAGAAGCTTTCTTGAACAGGAAATGGCGACATAAACCCGTCGGTGCCCAGAAAGGTCTCAAAGCATCGGGACAGGACTACATCTTGTACGGTGACGGCTACCTCAAGACGACGTATCAGATCGTTCAGCGTGCTCTCGGTCCCGACGAGTCTGCCACCATCTGCGAGGAGTTCATCGACCGCTTGTCGCCATGGGACGTGTGGATCGACCCGAACTCGACTGGCATCCATGACGCACGGTGGGTTGCGGTTCGTGTTTGGATGACAGAGGACGAGGCTCGCCAAGATGAGTCGCTCAACATTCCGTCGATACATCAGTTCACCTCCATTGACCCGTCGAAGTCGCAGGACGACACGGGTACACAACAGCACTCCATCACCAGCTCCGACCGTCGTAAATGGGTCGTGCTTTTTGAGCTGTATGACATCACGAATCAGATGCTCTACGTCGTGCCAGAGGAAGGCTCGAAGCAGCCATGGAAGGTCGTTGAGGGCATCACGATCCCTGTCGAACAGATCGGGAACTACTCCATCCCGCAGTCTCCGTACCACATGGGCGACCTCGAACAGATTCACGACATACAAGCTGAGCTCGACAAGACCCGCTCCCAGCAGCTTACTCATAGGAAGCGGAACGTAGCGAAGCTGATGATCCGTGAGGACGCATTCGACAACGACGCAAAACAGGCAATGCAGTCTTCCATTGTTGGCGATATCATTCCCATCAAGGGCGAACTCCCACTGACTGATGTGGTGAAAGAGGTTCAATTGGCTCCGCTCGCTTCCGAGTCGTACGCCATCTCATCGCAGTCACAACAGGACGTATATGAGATCACTGGCATCTCTGAGTACCAGCGTGGTACGGCACCCGATATGACCCGTACTGCTACGGAAGCCCAGATCATGCAGGGCTCATCGAACGTCAAGCTCGAGGCCAAGCTCAATACCATCGAGCAGGCCGTCCGGAACGTCGGTGAGTACCTGTTGGCAATCGCACGCGACGTGTACCCGACCACCGACACTGACGAGATGGCTATGTTCATCGGCGGTATCGACGGACGTGCTATCAACCAGCTTGAAGCTGGCGAACGGGCTGGTGCCGCCCTGGACAACAACGATCTGCTCGGTGCCCAAGCGATAGCTGCTACCGCCAACCTCTACGGCGAGGCGATAGTGGAACCCACTGAGGAAGTGTTTGCTGGCGTCTACGAGGTGCTGGTACAGCACTCATCTACTGATGCTGTGAATCCTCGTGCGAAGGCGCAGAAGTACAGCGACATCATCATGCGTGTCAGCGAGCTCGTTCCCATGCTCCAACAGATGGGTGTCAACGTGGACATGGGCAAGCTCCTGCGACTCTGGCTCGAGGCCGAAGGGATCCCCGGAGTCGAAGGGCTTCTTGCCGGCGCTCCCCCTCAGCCCGACCCGACACAAGCTCAAGCCGGAGATCCGAACGCTGAGACAGGCGCTACGGGACAACCCGGCATAGGTGAAAACGACATCATGGGTCTGCTTCAAGCAGCGTCCTCTGGGATACCGGAAAGCCCCGTGGGGCCAGAGAACAGCGGTTCTCTCGACCCGAACGACTACCCCCTAGTGGGTGCATGATGTACGCTAAGTTCCCGAGAGACCCAGATAGGGTTTCAAGGAAGGAAAAACGATCGTGTCAGAAGGACTCGAAACGATGACGATGGCAGATGCCCTCGCCAGCGCACAGTCTGAGTTGGGCGAGGCAACGCCCGACGCCGCCGAAACCGATATGCCATTGGTGGAAGCAGAAGACGAAGGTGTTGGAGAGCAAGTAACGCCATCTTCGGGAGAGCAACCTGCTACCGATGAGGGCGGTTTCGATGATGCAGCTACAGAGCTTGCGGATTCGTTGCTGGACACGGACGAGGAAAGTCAGAACGGGTCCGACTCAGGGGTAGTCCCTGGGTCGGATGACTTCTGGAACCAGTCCGTAGAAGTTCAGACCGCCGGTGGCCCAGAGAATCGATCCGTTCGCGAACTAGCGGACGGGTATCTGCGGCAGGCAGATTACACACGCAAGACACAGGAAGTGGCTGAGTCTCGAAAGTCGCTGGAGAGAGCTGAACAGTTCTTGAAAGCGTTCGAGGACAATCCGTTTGAGTTCACCCGTTCTCTCTCGGTGCAAGCCGGCCTCATCACTGAAGGCGACACTCCGGTCAAGCAGATCGAGATTGCCAAGATTCCCTCTCAGGAGGAGATCAACGCAATGGTCGAAGCAAAGACCGAAGAACGTGTCTCCACCGACCCACGCGTACAGGAAGCTCAGATTGCTTCTGCTCGCGCACAGGTCGATACGGAGTTCGACCGCCTCGAAGGTGTCTTTGGCATCCCACTCAAACCAGAGCTGCGCCAGTCTCTCATCACTGAGGCTGGCAACAAGCAGACTGGTGATTTAGAGGGGTTGCTTGCAAAGCGTATCTACCTGCGACAACAGAAAGAAACTCGGGCTGGTCGTCAACAGCAAGCAGCTACGTCCCGACCGGGAGCTCCACCACAAGGTGTGACCACCCCCGATGGTGAGAAACCGAAAGAGTTCCCCACCATGGAAGAGGCGTTCAAGCAAGCACAGTTGGCGATTGCACAGCAGTAGAAAGCCAACCCGAAAGTGAGAAGTAAGAATGTCAAATTCGAGCTTCGGTACCACGGGTCTGATTGCTACCACGATCGAGAACTGGATTCCGACACTGGTAGAACAGATCTTCACTTCCAAGCCCCTCATGTGGGGTCTTGAGAACGCTGGTGCCATTCAAGACGAGCCGGGCGGTACATCAATCGTCCAACCCCTGATCTATGCGGAGTCCGCCAACGTCGGTTCTTATGCCGACTACGACGTGTTCGCAACAGATCCCAACCTTGGTATCTCCGCTGCCGAGTTCCCGTGGCGACAGTTCTATGGACTGTTCCACTACTCAGGCATCGAAGCTGCCATGAACAGTGGGCCACAAGCCCTCCTCAACCTTCTCGAGTCCAGAGGCAAGCAGCTCAGGCTCTCGATGGCAGAGGAACTGGAACGCCAGTTCTTCGATGACGGCTCTGACAACTCAGGGAAAGACTGGGATGGTCTCACAGCCATCGTGTCAAACTCTGATCCGTCATGGGGCGACTTGGGCGGTATCGACCGTGCCAACACCTACTGGCAGTCAACAGAGGTAGACCACGCAGGAGACAACGGCACGACCGCTGGCCTCATGCAAGCGAACATGAGCAACACCTACAACACCGTATCCAACGGTTCAGAGCACCCCAACTTCCTCATCGGAACGCAGGCTGCTTACGAGCTGTACGAGGCGGAGCTTGTAGACAAGCTCAGGTATGAGAACGCTGAGATGGCTGATGGAGGGTTCCAGAACCTTCTGTTCAAGGGTGCGCCCTTCACCTTCTCAGAGTACGCAGATCGTGGTTTCACGAACAACGCAGTCGCACACGCAGAGGATCCCATCTGGTTCCTCAACCTTGACTACATCCACTTGAAGAAGCTCGCTTCCAAGTGGTTCGCAGTCACGGAGCCCCGTGCGCCTGTCAACCAGGACGCCGAGTACGTGTCCATTCTTTGCTACGGCAACTTGACGACTTCCAACCCATCCCGTCAGGGTGTGTTGCACAGCGTCACCGTTGCGGCATAGAACGAATTGATGGAGGGTGGGGGACGGCAAATCCCTCACCCGATATCAAGAGGAGGAACAGTGACCGCACGAAGATCAGAATCAGGTAGACAAGCAGCTGCGGGACGCTCGCTTTCAGAGTCTCCTGACGGTGCGCGCTCTGCGGCACGGACTCCTGCTTTCCAAGACGATGGGTCTCGCCCTTCGAGGTCAGCGAACCCGAACTCATATTGGATGGGGCGTTGCGGTGAAGTTCGCAAGTCTGATGGTGAGAGATGCAAGAACAAGCTCAAGTCCAAAGCCGACCGCAAGCGTGGCATGTGCGTAGGTCACTGGAACGGCAGAGGAGCTCGCGATGCAGCGTAGTGAGATGCGCACGATGGTCTACCGCTTGATGCGGATCGACGACACCGTTGACGTACCGAATTCAGATGTAAACCGTTACCTCGATGACGGGTACAACGAGGTTGTCGCATACACAGACTGGCCATGGTGCTACGTCGCAACTCCAGACGATGTGAACATGATTGCCGACACGAACACGTATGCGCTGGAAGCAGCGGTACGGCGCGTTGTTGCGGTCATCAATACGGCTCAGAACCATGCATTGAAAGAGATCAGCATGGCTGAGTGGCTCAAACGGCAGAACGCTGTGACATCATCGAGCCGCCCCTACCTCTACGCATACTCAGAGCAAGTTCTCTACGTGTACCCAACACCAGCCAATACTGACGCTCACGAGGTCTACTACTTCCAACACCCCAGTTTCGGCGCTACCGATGCCTCAACACCAGATTTCGATGCTGCTTACCACACGGTTCTTGTGGATTGGGCAATGCATCGCATGTGGGAACAGGAAGAAGACTTCGAGAGATCAGACGAATATCGGGCACGGTTCGAGTCACGCCTCAAACGGATGCAAGATTTCTACCAGACGACAGGTAAGGACGTACCGCTCATCTACGGCGAGTACCCGAACATCAGTCACCCGGGGAACATGCCATTCTTG